CGCCCGGTTGCTGCTGTGGACCGACCCGCAGCCGTTGCCGGCGCTGGGGGATGTAGCGGCGGCGTGGCAGTACTACCTGCGCACCTGGCGCCCCGGGAAGCCACATCGGCACACCTGGGGTGCCATGTACGCAGCAGCGCTGGAGGCGGTGCAGGCATGAGCGACATCCGGGACCCCCTGAACCACATTGACACGCTGGCCCGGGACGCCCTGGAGCGCGCTGGGAAGGCCACGGGTGCCGGCAGCACGAGCAGCATCGTCGTCCAGCCCCTGCGGGCGACGGCGGAGAACGGCCGCCCCGTCTACCGGGCGTGGAAACCGTGATGGACCTGCAGCAGAAGGGGGATGGCCACGTTGCTTTCGCCCTGGGCCCGGTGGAGCGCTGGATCGTCGGCGGCGTCGCCGGCGCGGTGCTGGCGGCGGGCTACTGGTTCGTCTCCTCGATGACCCAGCGCCTGGACCGGCAAAACGAGACGCTACAGGCGGTGGTGACGCAGCAGGCCGTGACCAACGGGCAGATCCAGACCCTGACCGCCCAGCTGGCCGACGTGCCGCGCCTGACGCGGGACCTGGCCGAGCTGAAGGTGCGCGTCGACCAGCATGACCAGGACATCCGGGAACTGAGGCAGCTGCGGAGGGTGCAGTGATGGACCGGAAGGCGACGATCCTCGCCCTGGTGGGCGCGCTGGGCACCCTGCTGACGGCTCTGGCCACCCACGGCGGCGATGCGATCCGCGCGCTGACCGCGGTGCCGGCGATGCTGCAGGCGTGGTCGGCCGGCCTGCCGCTTGGGGTCTGGTCCTTCATGCTGGCGCTGGTGCTGGCGACGCTGGTCTGGGTGACCGCAGTCCGGAACCTGCCGGTGGGCGCAGGCGGCAAGGCCCCGTTCTCCGCGGCCAACGCTGTGGCGCTGGTGCTGGGGCCGGCCGTCACCGTCGCCCAGCAGTACTTCGCGGAGACCCGGACCCCGGGCGCTCTGCTGAACGCCCTGATCGTGGGGCTGATCGCTGGTCTGGCCGCGCCGCACATCGGCGCGCTGATCCGCGGCAAGGCGAGGACCGCCCCGTGAGCAGATATGCCGACCTGATCAAGCTGGCGCTGGCCCTGGTGCTGTGCGCCGGCGTGGCCATGTGGGGCCGGAGCTGCGGCCGGGATGCCGGCCTGAAGCAGGGCGAGAAGGAGCGCGCCAGCCTGGAGGAAGCGCTGGCGAAGTCCAACCGCGACCTGAGCGCCTGCACCGCATCCGTGGGCCTGGCCAACAACATCGCCGACCAGGCCGCCGCCGAGGCCATCCGCCAGCAGCAGCTGGCCGAGCAGGCCGCGGCGCGCGCTGCCCAGGCGGAGAAGGCCGCCGCCACCCGCATCAAGAACCTGGAGGCCCAGCTGGCCAAGGCCCGGCAGAACCCGGACGCGGCCGCGCAGCTGGACCTCGAGCTGCACCCGTCCATCCCCCTGCTGTAAGGAGCGATCCATGCGCGACAAGACCGGCTGGATCGACTCGGGCACCGAGGACTGACAATGCGCCTGATCGCCGCCCCGATCGTCGCCCTGCTGCTGGCCGGCTGCCAGACCTGCCCGGAGCGTGTGCCCGAGGTGGTGAAGGTCCCGGTGCGCGTGACCGTCCCGGTGCCGGCTGAGCTGAGCGCCCCGTGCCCGGTGGCGCGCGCCGAGTCCCGCACGGTCGGGGCTGTGGTCTCGGCCTACAACGCCAACATCGAGCACCTGGAAGCCTGCAACCGGAAGCTGGCCGAGATCCGCGCGCTGCCCACGGGGGAGGTGAAGCCGTGATGGTTCGCCTGCAGGTCCGCCCCCGCTGGTGGCTGCGGCACTACCTGGCCGGCGTGGCGCTGGTGTCGGTCCTGACCGGCAGGACGCCTGACCCGGCCAAGCTCGAGCGGTGGATCCGGCGCGGGCTGCGGGTGGTGCACGTCCGGCTCCGTGGCGTGGTGGCAGCCTGATGGCCCGCCTGCACACCGTCCCGTCCCGGCTGGCTGCGGCACCCAACCGCCTGCAGCCAGCCACGACCCGCAGCCAGCAGCGCATGACCGGCCGACGCCTCCAGGCACGCCGGCTCCGCGTCTGGTCGCGTGACCCGTACTGCGCTGGATGCGGTGAGCTGACCAGATTCCCGGACGGCTTCCAGCTGGACCACATCGTGGCGCTCGCCAACGGAGGCGAGGACACGGAAGGCAACTGCCAGGTGCTCTGCCCCCCGTGCCATGAGGCGAAGACCCGCCGCGACCTCGGGCAGGCGGCGCGAAGCTGAACGGCTGTGGATAACCCGTGGGGGAGGGTCGAAACCTCGGGGGCCCCGAGCCCGGAAACCGGCCGCCCCCCCACGGAGAGGTTTTTTTCGCCGCCGCAGAAATCGCGGAGGCCCCATTTCGGTGCAAATACCCCCAACTCGACCATGGCCCGTCCCGCTCACAAACCGACTGCCGCGCTCCGTCGCCAAGTGGCCGCCGCCGCCGGTGGTGGCATGCGTCAGGAGGACATCGCCAAGGCTCTCGGGATCACCGTCCCGACCCTGAGGAAGCATTACGCCGACGAGCTGTCGGCGGGTGCTGCGAAGGAGCGGATGGCGGTGCTGGCGAAGGTCCTGGCTGCGGCCAAGAAGGGCAGCACATCCGCGGCGCGCCTCTACCTGCAGCAGCAGGAGCGGACCGCCGAGGCCGGTGCCGGCGCGCCGGGCAAGAAGGGCAAGAAGGAGCAGGCCCAGGCGGAAGCACTCACCGCCGAACGCGGCACTGACTGGGATAGCCTGATCGGCGAGGGCGCGTCGAACGTGACGCCGCTGCGCCGGGCCGGATGATGACCTGGGACCTATCCTGCCCGGACTGGTGGGATCGGCTTCAGCAGGGCCGCTCGCTGGTCCCGGACCTGCCGCTCTGGGATCAGGAGGGGGAGAGGGCGGTTCGGATCTTCAACAAGCTGCGCCTGGCGGACGTGCCGGGCACGCCGACCATGGAGGAGGCGGGCGGCGAGTGGTTCCGGGACATTGTCCGGGCGATGTTCGGCTCGGTGAACCCGGCCACCCGGGAACGGAAGATCCGGGAGCTGTTCGCCTTGGTCCCCAAGAAGAACAGCAAGACGACGAACGGCGCGCTGATGATGGTGACGGCGCTGCTGATGAACCAGCGGCCGCGGGCGTCGTTCGTGATGACGGCGCCGGTGCAGGACGTGGCTGATCTGGCCTTTGAAGCGGCGGCCGGTGCAATCGAGCTGGACGAGGTGCTGGCGAAGAAGTTCCACATCCGCCACCACCTGAAGACGATCGTTCACCGGGTGACTGGCGCGACGCTGGAGATCATGACGTTCGACCCGGCGGTGCTGACCGGGCAGAAGATCAGCGGGGGCGCACTCATCGACGAGCTGCACGTCTGCGCGAAGATGGCGAAGGCGCCGAAGGCGCTGCGCCAGATCCGCGGCGGCATGCTGCCGTTCCCGGAGGCGTTCCTGGCCTTCATCACAACGCAGAGCGACGAGCCGCCGGTGGGTGTGTTCGCCGAGGAGCTGCAGAAGGCCCGCGACATCCGGGACGGCAAGCGCGAAGCCGCGATGCTCCCGGTGCTGTACGAGTTCCCGCAGCACGTGCAGGAGTCGCGCAACCGGGACTGGGAGAACCCGGCACTCTGGCCGCTGGTGACGCCGAACCTCGGCAAGTCGATCACGCTGGAGCGCCTGGTCAGCGACCACCGCGAGGCGAAGGAGACCTCCGAGCAAGAGCTGCGCATCTGGGCGTCGCAGCACCTGAACGTCCAGATCGGCATGGCGCTGGCGGCCGCCGGCTGGGCCGGCGCCGAGTTCTGGGAGCGCCGTGCGGACAAGGAGCTGACGCTCGAGAGCCTGATGGAGCGGTCCGAGGTCTGCACGGTCGGCATCGACGGTGGCGGCCTGGACGACCTGCTGGGCCTGGTGGTGCTTGGGCGCGAGCGCGGCACCCGGCGCTGGCTGTGGTGGGCCCGTGCCTGGGCGCATCGGATCGTGCTCGAGCGTCGCAAGGAGATAGCCGAGAAGCTACTGGACCTGGAAAGGGCCGGCGACTTGTCGGTGGTGGATGTGCCGGGCGACGACGTGGAGGAGCTGGCGGACATCGTCTGCCGGGTCAACGACCGAGGTCTTCTGCCGGCGAAGAACGCCATCGGCGTCGACCCCGCGGGGATCGGCGCCATCGTGGACGAGCTGACGACCGAGGAGCGTGGCATCGCCATCGAGCAGATTGTGGCGGTGTCGCAGGGCTGGAAGCTCAACGGCGCGATCAAGACGACCGAGCGCGAGCTCGCCGGCGGCGGCCTCGTCCACGGCGGCCAGCCGCTGATGGCCTGGTGCGTCGGCAACGCAAAGGTGGTGCCAGTGGGCAACGCAATCACGATCACGAAGCAGGCCAGCGGCAGCGCGAAGATTGACCCGCTGATGGCGGGCTTCAACGCGGTGCACCTGATGGCACTGAACCCGGAGGGTCAGGGATGTATGGATGACTGGCTGAGCGACCCGGCCCGGGCGGTGCGCGCATGAAGCCCGCAGCCGTGAAGCGCCCGGGGCGCATCAAGGCGTCGTTGCTGAAGTGGCTGGGCGTGCCGTTCGACCTGACCAACGACGAGGCCTGGGCGGCCGTCGTG